GACCAGCGAGCACACCAGGCCCGTTCGATCTGTGTCGATGATATTGGTCACAGTATCATACCCCATCACTGGCCAAGCGATGTCGGTGCTGGTATCAACGTAAAGCGTCCTGGTTGTGTATTCTCCGATTCGCACAGACAATGGGCGCTCTGTTCTGCCTCCATACGCCCTGATAACCCCATCGTGACAGGCATAGATCGAAAATGTTTCCCCTGGCACGAGGCATCCTAATTCATCGTAATAATTTCCTGGAACCATGGGTCCGAGCGCATAGGTCGCTGACGATTGCTCGGCGAACGCCACCGTACCGTCCGTGTAGGTCCAGGTCGATGTGCCCACTTCACGATAGCGGATCTGCGCGGTCACGGTAGTTTCTGCCCGAAATGCTCCGCTCCGGCTGCTGTTTCCGATTCTGACCAGGCCTCGGTTGAAATAAATGTCAACTGACAACTCATCGACGTTTGCGGGTGCCGTCCTGGTTATCCAGCCCGAAGAGTACTCCACGAGCGCCCCGACCGGCGTTTGTGTGACTTGGGATGGAAAGAGGTCTATCGTATCCTCGCCGTCATATCCCAGGTATGTCCGAACCTCGACGCCCTCGAAAGATGAAAGTGGGGTATCGCCGATCTTGATCGTGCCGACCCTTATGGGCGAATATCCCCAAACGAGTAGCAGGCGAAGGTATTCATCGCCACCCTCGATCTCCGTGAAGGTCTTCGCCCCCAGGCGCGGGTAAACCTTATGCCGTCCAAGAAGCTGAGGGATCGGACCCCATGGGTCGGCCACGTTGCGAGCACCGCTTATCGAATAGGTGGGGCTGTCGCTGTACGAAGTATTCCGAGCATCGGCCGGCCTTACTGGCGCTATGGCGTTGACCAGGAACATGCCGGCGGTGGATACGGCCGCCGCCGCGAAAGCCCCGGCCATGGGTCCATAGGCGGCTGCCGCGAGCCCGCCGGTATATGCCGCCGCCGCGATAACAACGATGGTCATAAGCACGTGCAGCGGGTTTTTCCCCTCGCCGCCGTGCAGCCTGGTATAGATCAGCAGATGATCGTCTGCTTTGGGCACCACCAGGGCCCATGATGATCCCGGAACCGGGTAGCCGTTCAGGTCCACGCAAACCACATCGCTCACGCGCCCACGCATGGCCTCAGAGACAACCGCGGCGATGTCGCGGCCAGCCTGTATCTGCCGGACGATGGGCGCCGATATTGCGAGCGGCCTCGTCGTTAGCGTGAGGCTATTTTGCGTAGCGGTAGATGCCATAGATCTTCGATTTCCAAACCGGTGCGTTGTACGGCTCCACGGTGGCGTTGATGCCTTCCATGACATGGAGCATTTGGCCGCGGCCACAAACGATGCCGACGTGCGTGTTTACCTGGCCGCGCCGAAAAATAACGATGTCGAACTCCCGGGGATCTGAAACGCGTTCCCAATCGTCCAGGCCGGCCGCAATCTCGCGTGATACGCGGGTCAGCGAGCCCAAGGAGAGGTCCTTCAGAGCACCCGCTACCATGGGCAGGCCCCGGCCCAAAACCTCTTCGTAAACGAGTCGGACAAGGCCCCAGCAGTCGCAGCCGAAGCGGTCGCGGCCATCGAAGGCGAAGGGGATGCCGGTATATCGGTCGGTCCAGTGTCTCATTAAAATAGTCCCGGGAAAGCCCCCGGCGTAAAACTGCCGGCGGGGTATCCTTCTCTTTCGAGCATTTCCATGATCATCGTGGCCGTGATGATCACAGCGTCGTATTTCACCGAGCGCAGCAGATATTCCGGCCACTGCGCCTCTACCGTGTCCAGGTCGCTGGCCATGACCATTTCAACTGTCACCGTGGGCGGCCCGACAATGCTTCGGATGGTCTCGATGTAATCCTGGTTGACGTTGTCGAATTCGAGCCGCATCTCGCCCGGGCCGTCGTCGGTATCATCAGGGAGTTTCAAGGAACACGGGAAAAAGTAAAAATCATCGCCTCGGCTTTGCGTCCCATAAACGATGTCCGCGGCGGTCTCCACAAGGCGCGCCGTGGGGTCTGTGCTGATCCTGATCGGTGTCGTGAGGTCGGCATGGTCGATGGTTACCAGGCAGATCGGAAAATCGCCAGTCTCTTCGGCGTAGGCGCTACCTCTGAAATTTAAGGAAACGTCGGTCACGGCAAAATCTCCAATGCCAGCGTAACCCGGTAAAGATCGCCGCCAAGCACCGTCCACGAGGGCGGCGAAGTGAAACGCATTTCAACAGCCGTGCTGCCGTCGTCAGGGTCCACCCAATTAAAGCGCAGGGAACCGCCCAGGATGGTGGTGGCGTAAAACGTCTTGAAAGTTGCGAGTTGCGTCTCATCCATGATGACCGTGCCGCCGACCGGCCGCGGCGCGCTGGTGGCCCTTCGGCGCACCTTGGCGGGTCCGGTATCCATCGAAGTGCGCAGCAGGTTGTCCGCCGCGCTCTGCGAATAGCCGTCGGTCGTCAATTCCTGGGGCAACGTGCTTTCCCAATCGATGGTTGTCGTCATTACTACCTCACCGTCAGGGGCGCGGCTCCGCCGTGCTGCCGAAGTGCCCGATTACTGGCCGTGCCGCGCTTGCTCATCTTTGAGGCCACGGCCTGGTCAATCAGCACGTCGATCTCGATGCCGCCGGCCGTCTCGCGCTCTTGTGTGGTTACTTCGGCGCCCACGTTGTTGATGATGTTGATCACAGGGCTTGTGCCGGTGGCCGCAACGCCCAGCTTTCCATTGATGCGCTTTAGCGGCATGATGCCTTCCCACCCGGCTTCACCCATGACCGCGCCACCCCGGGCAAAGTAAGTGGGCCTGGTCACGATCTGGTTTTCATAGGCCGCGATGTTGCCGCCCCTGAGTGCGTTCCCGTTGGCATTGTAGAGCGTTTCTTCGGTGATTCCGGTGGCCGAAGCTGATTTGCCGCCGAACATCGAATTGAAAAACGGCTCAACGATCTGCTTTTGGATAAGCATCTGAGTGATCATCTTGCCGAAGCTTTCGAGGATGTCACCGAATGACCGGTCGGCATCCCAAACCATATCGTTGAGCATCGAGGAAAAGTTACTGCCCCACCCGGCCATGGCGTTTTTCATCGTTTCCGACATGCTTTTGCCGGTGTCGCGCATTTCAGCTTCCAACTTATCCAAGTCTCCAAAAGCCGTGTCGAGCTCAAAAGTGATCGCGTTATCCTTGATGCTCTGCTGCATCTCTTTGTAGGCCGCTTCGGTGTCGGCGTAGCCGTCGATGATGGCTTGATCGTAGGCGTTGAGGCCTTCGATTTGGATCTGCAAAAGCTCTTTCTGGAAGTCCTCTTCGTCCTTGAGGCGTTTTTCGCGGTCCTTGGCCTCTTGCTTGGATGCGTTCGCCAAGATGGGGCTGGCCGCAGAGGTTTCTTGCAGGCTCGGAAACCCCATCTTGGCGACCGGATTATCGGCGTTGATTTTGAGCCCCTGGAGGTAGGCAAGGCGCTGCTCCATAAGCTCCAACTCAGCGTTGTGCCTTTGCAGTTGCTCCTGATAGGCCTCGGCGCCAATGACCTTCGCGCGCCATCCGCCCATATCTTCCTTGTCTCTGCTGATCTTTGCCTGCTGCCTTTCGATCTCTTTCGTGATGTCGGCGATCTGGCTTTCAAGAGATGATAGGCCGTTTCCGCCCGGGTCTTTCCCGGCAACGGCGAGGATGGCCATCATATCTCGCAGGGGAGAGACAATATTGCTGGTGATGAGCGTTCCCAATGTTCTGATCGAGTTTTTGAGCCCCTCAGACTGCATGGTGTCGGCAAGATCTTTCATGCCGCCACTGACCTCTTCCAGAAAGCCGGATTCTGACATGGTCTTTTTTATGTCCATCCAGGCTTCGGCAAGCTCGTTGCTGGCCCTGGTGGCATCGTCCACAGCCCCGGTGTAGCGGCCCTCAAGGAGTTTGGCCAACTTCGGCAGGGCGTCTTCGGCCAACACTTCTCCAGCCTTGAGCATGTCGTCAAGTTCTGCGGTTGAGACGCCTACGGCTTCGGCCATCAAATTGAAGGCCCCGGGCAGGCGCTCGCCCAACTGCTGGCGCAACTCTTCGGCGGACACCTTGCCCTTGCTCATCATCTGCTGGATAGCCGTCAGAGCGCCCCGGGTATCGTCGGCGGTAAGTCCGAGCGATGCCGAAGCCTTGGTGATGGCTACGAAAATATCGCGGGTCGCCTGGCCTTCCAGGGTCGTGCCTTTGGATGCTGCGGCGATGCCCTTGTAGGCATCGGCCAAGTCATAGAAGTTCTGCCCGAGCTGGTCGGAGGTGTCGCGGAGGAAGGCAAACTCTTTGTTTGCCGCCGATGTGCTGCCGGTGATCTCGGCAAAGGATTTTTCGAGGCGTGCGACGTACTTTCCGGTGTTGAATATCTCGGTTCCGAAGGCCTTTAGTTGTGAGACGCCGAAGTAGGCCACGACACCCTTGAAGGCATTGGAAACAGCCTGGGCCGTCTCGTTCGACCGTTTGATGGTCGTGGATTTAGCGGTGGCCAGGTCTTTTTCGAGCTGGTCGAGGCGTGCTCTGATAGTTACGTAGGCCGTCGCCACTT